TGGATCTGCAGTTACTGCTGTAGCGAGAACTATTGCAAATTCTAATGGTCAAATTGATCGAGTGCTAATTTCTGATGCTGGTATTGGATACACATATGCACCATCAATAGCAATTTCAAATCCACCATTACTTGTCGGAATTAATACTTATATTTTTAATGAAGTAGTTATTGGAGAAACTTCTGGTGCTAAGAGTAGGGTTAAAACTTGGGACAGTATTACAAGTACCTTGAAAGTTGGTACTGTAAGTGGAGACTTCATACCTGGAGAAATTATAGTTGGTTCAATATCTTCAGCAAGATACCCATTACAAAAATATGAAGTTTCAGACTTATATGATAAATATGAGCAAAACGATGAAATACAACAAGAATCAATTTCTATTGTTGATTTTTCAGAGTCCAATTTATTCGGTAATTATTAATGCTAGGAACATATTTTTATCATCAAAATATTAGAAAAACAATTATTGCTTTTGGCAATCTTTTCAATAATATATCAATAAAACATCAAGATGGTGATGGCAACGATTACAGTGAGGTGAGAGTTCCTTTAGCATATGGTCCTATGCAAAAATTCTTGGCTCGTTTAGAACAACAAGCAGATTTAAATAAACCAGTTGCAATAACACTACCAAGAATGTCCTTTGAGATGAATTCCATCAAATATGACTCTGCAAGGAAGTCTGGAATTTCTCAATCTTTTAAAGCTTCTGATGGAAACAATATTAAAAAAGTTTTCATGCCAGTACCTTATAATATAGGATTTGAATTGAACATAATGGCAAAATTAAATGATGATGTTCTTCAAATTATAGAACAAATTTTACCATTTTTTCAACCAGCCTTTAATATTACTGTTGATATGGTTGATATAATTGGAGAAAAAAAAGATATTCCAATAGTTTTAGATGATATTTCTTTTAGAGATGATTATGAAGGTGATTTTTCTACTAGAAGAATTTTATTATATACTTTACAGTTTACAGCAAAAACATATCTTTTTGGTCCAATATCAGACAGCACAGATGGTCTTATTCGCAAGGTTCAAGTGGATATGTATTCATCTACAGATGTCCAAACTGCAAAAAGAGAACTAAGATATACAGTCACTCCAGATCCTATTGATGCAAATCCAGGTGATGATTTTGGATTTAACGAGAATTGGGAATTCTTTGGAGATGCAAAAGTTTATAGTCCTGTCCAACAAACTGATATTTAACCATGAAATCTAAAAATTTTGACTCCTTAGATAATGTGTTAAACACATCTAGTGAAATGCAGATTTATGAAGAACCAAAATGCACAGAAATAACATCTGTTGATCAATCATCTGTTGATATAAAAAAAGATTATGAGTACACAAGAGCCAACCTCTATTCCTTAATTGAGAAGGGTCAGGAAGCGATTGATGGAATTATGGAACTTGCTGCAGAAAGTGATCAACCAAGGGCGTATGAGGTCGCTGGGCAACTTATAAAGAGTGTTGGTGATGTAACTGACAAACTTATAGATCTTCAAAAGAAATTGAAAGATATGGAAGAAGAAACTGTAAAAACAACAAATAATGTTACTAACAATGCAGTTTTTGTAGGATCCACTTCGGAATTATCAAAACTACTCAAACAAGGTTTTCTAAATAATAAAGAATAGGAATTTTTTTTTTATTGTGCATAAAGTAAAGTCCCATAAATCAGTTGAACAAATTGCAAAGAAACATCGTCTTGAAGTTTCTTTTGTAAAGAATCAACTTGAAATGGGAATTCCCATCGAACATGAGCATACTAAAGATAAAGATCTCGCCACAGATATTGCTCTTCAACATCTCGATGAAATTCCAGATTATTATACTCGTTTGAAAAAAATGGAAGCGGATGCTAAAAAGCATCATAAAAAATTTAAAGATGTAAAAGAAGCAACTGATGGTATTGGGGCATCATCACCAAAATATAGTCTGCACAGATGGTTTAATGATGGTGGTTGGGTTCAAGCAGGTGGTAAATATGATGGAAAACCTTGTGCCAAACAACCGGGACAGACTACAAAACCATTTTGCCGTGATCCCGATGATCGTGCAAATATGAGTAAACAAGAAAGGAGTAGAAGATCTGCTAAGAAACGTAGAGAAGATCCAAACCCAAACAGATCAGGAGCTGCAAAAATTGTGACTAAAGAAGAGTTTATTCAAGAAAAAAAAGGTGAAAAAGATGCTTGTTATCATAAGGTAAAAAGCAGATACAAAATTTGGCCAAGTGCTTATGCATCGGGAGCACTTGTTAAATGTCGTAAAGTTGGTGCTTCTAACTGGGGAACGAAGAGTGAAAGTACAAATTCACTTGATTATGAGTGGAGTAGTCCAATTCGTGATAAAGCAAATCGATTCTGCCCTAAATGTGGAAAACTGGAAGGAAGAGAAGAATGTAAATATGGGGCAAAATATTGGGATATGTTTTCACTTCCATCTGAATTAATTTCAAGTAAAAAGGATTTTGATGCAAATATGCCACATCCAGGAAATTTTCCAGAGTCTTATGACCATGAACACTCAATGGCAAGGTCTGAAATTTCGACCATTATTTCGGCAGCGAAAAGACTTCGTAAAAAAATGAAAGGAGAAGGTAATATTGAAGCTTGGGTTCAATCAAAGATAACTAAGGCAGCAGATTATCTTGATTCAGCAGCAGATTATGTTGATAGTGGTGAAATGAAAGAGCAAGTAAAACCACTAGAAGGACCTTATGATAAGTTTAGTCGTTATGTTAATGCTGCAAAAGCAACATCAAATCCACAAACAAAAGTAAAAATATTAAAAACTGCATCAAAACTGTATCCAAAAAATGTAGATGAAAGCGTTGGATCATCAGTCAAATTAAAACCAGGATCTGGATTAGGTGGTGGAGTCCAATCATATCCAAAGGGACAAGAACCAATTCCAAGAAAACCTGGAGAAGAACCTCAACTACCACAATTCTCTGGATTTGTTAAAAAAGCAAAAGCAAGAATTAAAAAAGAAATGCAAATATCACATTATGAACCAGAAGGTGATCAACTTGATGAGAAGTGTTGGGATGGATATAAGAAAAAAGGTATGAAGACAATGTTTGGAAAGAGATATCCAAACTGTGTAAAAAAAGAAGAATTTTCTAATTGGAGAGCAGATTTTGGATTAAGTGAGCAAAGTGCTTATGGTCCACAAAAAGGTGGTTGGAAAATAGGGCAACCAGTAAGTCAACACTTAGCAAAGAAATCTACCTCTCAAAAAATTAAAGATGCTGGTGTTAAATATGGAAAAAAGGCATTTAATGAAGATTGGCAATCAGCAAATCGTAAAGATAGAACTGATGGAATGAGTCGTGAAACAGTTAAAAAATATCGTGATGAAAATCCAGGATCTAAATTACAAACTGCAGTAACTGAAAAGAATCCAAAAGGAAAAAGAGCAAAGCGTCGTGCCAACTTCTGCCGCCGTATGAAAGGAATGAAAGATAGACTTACATCTGAGAAAACTGCAAAAGATCCAGATTCAAAAATTAACAAAGCCCTACGCCGTTGGAGGTGCAACTAATGAAAAGTTTTCAACAATTTTTATCAGAAAGTATTACTATTAATGGTGACTTCAACGGAACCCTAAATGTTGGGTCTTCGCAACCAGAGCAAGCAAGTGAGTCTTTCTTTGCAGATGTAGTTTGGGAAGGAAAGATGTATCGTTTAGAAGTGGAAGGAAAGGGTATGACCAGAAATGAACTTGCAGAACAACTTCAAGGAGAATATCCTGGCGCAATTGTTCATAACATTTATCCAGCGTCTAACCAAAGTTCTTTAAAAGTTAAAAACGCACAAAGATATCAACCAGAAAGATTAACATGGGGTGAGTGATTAATGGCACAGTGGAATAAGACTACACAAGACTTTCTGAATCAAGAAAGGTCTTTATTTGAAGTTTATAATATCGCAGACCACTGGGGAAACCAGACGGACTGGAGACCTCAATTTACCAACAACAACAGATTCAAAATATCCCCATATCAAACAGTATTCTTTAACACCTTTCAGTATGGTAAAGAGACTGATGTATGGGATGAAAGAATAGTTGGAGTTGGAACTGCAACATTTAATGCAAATGCCAGTAATGTAATCATGCAAGTTGGTTCCACTACAGGAAGCAAAGTAATTCGCCAAACCAAGAATGTAATGAGATACATTCCCGGTAGAGGTGCAACACTCGCATTCGCAATTCGTCTTGATACACCACAGGTAGGTATTCGCAGAAGATTTGGATTGTTTGATGAAAATAATGGTGTTTATTTTGAGGATGATGGGGGGACATATTCTTATGTAATTCGCAGTAGTGTAACTGGAATTACCACAGAAACCAGAGTATATCGAGATGATTGGAATGGTGAAAAGTTTGATGGAAATGGTTGGACTGGAGTAACTGCAGATCCAACAAAACAACAAATGATTTCTATCAATTATGAATGGTATGGTGCAGGTATGATTCAATTTGCTTGGTTAATGAAGAATGAGACTATTGCATCTCATACTTTTGATAACTCAAATACTAATCCAGGAGTTTGGTGCTCTACTCCTTTCTTACCTATTAGA